ACGCGATGCAGTTGGTGCACCAGATACAATACTTGCTCTAATTGTTTCTGCATTTGTTGCAGCAGAGTCCCATTCAAAAACAGCACTATCATGAATTAAACAAATTGCTTTGTCACCAAAATTATCTAATGACCACATACCAGGTTCAAGAACTAAGTCACCTGATGCAGCTTCTCCCCATGCTACAAAGTTTGTTGTACTAGTAACAGTTACTCCACCGCTGTGAGCTGCAGCAGAAGTTCCTCTAACTTCTCTTGTAACCCCTGTAAGTTCATTACCAGATATACCTGTGTATGAAATTTCTTCGTTATCTATTTTAATAAAGTTTGTACCTGCATCTGGAAACTGAGATACATCACCTAATATAATACCTGTTGTTACAGCATCATTAATACCATTAGTTAAAGTTGTTGTAGGCTCACCCGCTGTTTCACCACCCCATGATCCAAGTGACCAACCAAAACCTTGTGCTTGTACAGCTGGTCCTACAGGATAATAATGTTGTACTCTAATACCACCTGATGTTGTTGCACCAGATCCTGATTCGTTTGATGGCATTGTAATTGTAATAGTTGTACTTGTTGGTACAGTTGTTACCATAAATTTTTTATCATCAAAATCAGATGCTGTATAATTAGAATTAGTTATTGTAGTAAAATTATCTAATAGAATAATATCTTGTTCACCAATATTATGAGGACTAGAAAAAGTTATTGTAACAGTTGCTGATCCGTTGGTTGTGGTAAATGCATTTGAAAGAGTTGTTGTAGATTTAATAGGATGTATGTCATAAAATACACCACCTGAGTATGCATATAAAATTCTGTTTGTGCCAATGATTGCATACTTTCTAGCTTTACTATTAACAAAATGATGAAGTCCTCTACCTGCACCAGTCAATGCATCATCACCTAATTGTTTCCATCCACCTATTTTTTCAGGTGTACCATATCTAAACCTTACATTATCACAGTCGGTCCATTGACCCTCTGCTGTAGTGGGTGTTATCTGTTTATTGATTCCAGGTTGAAAACCTATTTTTTGTAGCATACGACTCCATTATAATACTATTTTACAAATGCTGGTAGACCTAGCATAGGTCTGCCATCAAATTTGTTTTTTTCAGCAAATGGGCCGTTTACATGATTATAATGTAAAAACACTTGGCCACAAATGTTCCCGTCAAAAGGCTCTCGCCAATGTTCGAGTTCGCAACCACTATATACTAGCATATCACCTACTTCAAGCAAGACTTTTGTGCCTTTTGGAGCGTTGGGTTTTACAATATTTTGTCTTTCATTAACAACATTATCTGCTCCTGTGCTATCTATAAATATGGGCCAAGGATCACCGCCTAAATTAAGTGTTGTAGATATTTCACAACTCGGTCTGTCTTTGTGTCTATGTAAAGTATCACCTTTTTTATATGCTCTAGCATAAGAATAAGTAGGTATTAAATCTAAACCTGTATGTTGTTTCATTACAGGCAACATTTTAACTAGTAATGTATCCATTACAAAGTCACCATAACAAGAATAAGTATTAGGTATCTGTTGATCGGTCCATGTTCCAAGTATCGGGGACTGTGAGTGTACATTATTTTCATACATAAATCTTGTTGCATCTCTTTTAAGTAAGAAATAATTTAATATAAAATTAGCCATATCATAAGACAGTGCTTTCTTAATTACTTGATATTTGTGATCTCTAAACATTAAAGCCTTTCTGTAAAAAATTAAATGATACTGATATTCTTATTTCATTGCTTAAGTTTGGTTCAACACAATGCCAAAGCCATGCAGGAAATATAATTATTCTACCTTCTAAAGGATCTACACGAACTTCTCTCCATAAATGCGAAGGAGGTGTTCCTTCTTTTCTTCTTGGCATAACCATATGTGCTGCAGATCGTGGTTCATTAAATATTATTTGTCCAGAATTTTTAGGTGCCTTAATATAGTACACACCACTATAATGAGAGTTAGGGTGTAAGTGTGGTCTGTTATATCCACCGGGTGGATTTATATTAGCCCACATGTTTCCCATATGAGCTTCACTATCTAACCATTCTTCTTGAAATACTTCATGTTGCATTTTAAATAATTCATCAACTAAAGGTTTAAAAACTGGTATTTCATGCATATTAGTTTGACTATGCCAACCATTCATATTAGTTCGTTTAACTCCTTCGTCTTTATCAGCCCAAACAAGAACTTCTTTTTCAAAAAGTCTATTATCTAAATTTACATCTTTAGCATATATAATTGTTGGAAAGTATGCAGCTTTAATCATCATTTAAATGGTGTGCCTCCAAACCACATAACTAAAGATTTTCTATTGCCACGTATTACTGGTTTTACCCTGTGTCTTATAAAAGACGCAAAGAAAACAGCTTGACCTTGTTTTATTTTTGCAATTTTACCTTCAGCCATTAATTCTAAATCACCACCTTCAAACTCTGACTCAGGCGATAACAAACAAGTCATAGATATTTTTCGCACCGGTGGTTCGTGCTGCATGTTCACATCATTATCTACATGCCAATCATAGAATCCTCCTTCTGGATATTCTGTATATTGTGCCATTTCATTTATAGTCATTCCATCAAAACCAAAATGATTACCATTAGTAGTCTTCATAATACCTTCTATGTCTTTGTACATGTCAGCCATTTTTTTAAATGGTATCCAACTAATATGTGAGGTTCTAGTTTTTGTATCTACTACCCCACTTTTAATTCCTTTGTTACTTCCAACAGATGCATCGTTTCTAGGCTCCGCACGTCCAGCTTCAATAATCATCTGACATTGTTTAGGTGTAAAGATTGGTGTTGTTGTTTCAACTATAAAAGATTTCCATCGTGGTTCTGTTATCATATTAATATCCGTATTCTACCCATCCCGTTATTATATATTTATCATTCGACAAAGGTGGGTTACCTCTATGAACGTGTGTAAACTGTGAGGGCCAAACTAGTAGTGTATTTTTTTCAGGTTTAAATCTACATTTTTGATATAAAAATTCTGTTTCTCCACCTTCAGTTACATCATTAAGATAAACACTAAAAGCTAGTATTCTATTTCTAGCTTTCATTTCAGCATTCTCACAATGCCACATATGATAACCTTCTCCAACTTTAGTTTTTTGTATCTTAACTTCTAATATACTGTGTCGGTCTAACTGTTTTAAGAAAGAATATTTTTGTACATACAGAGGATAAACATCTTTAAAAAATATATTTATAAAAGGTGTGTTGTTATATGTCATATAAGCGTTTGTATTGCTTATAGTGCTTATTGCATTATCTGATACTAACGTTTCATCTTCTCTTCTTGGATACACTGCACCTTGTTGTTCACATTTATTAAAATAATTTACATAATCATCTATTAATTTATTAGGCATAAAATTTTTAAACACACCTATATGATTATCGATGTAGTATTGTTTGTCCATTAGTTAGCACCTCTATTTTTTATTGGATCAAACATTACATCACAATTTGCAGCAAGTGTTCGTCTTACTTCATTTGTTCCATTAAATGGATAAACACAGTGTCTCATATCATATGGAAAAATATAAAAGTCTCTAAGATCCATAGGTGGTTGATAATCTATCTTTGCAAACTGACCATTAGCTGCACCCAGTATTTGTAGTCTACCGTTTTGTTGTATGTGTTCTGCTGAGTATTCTTTACCATATGTTGAGGGTAGTTTTAAAATCATAACACTTGATAGTCCAGTAAACAACATACCTCTATGGATATGTGCAGGATTATATTCGTGTTGTTTCATCTCATTAACCCATATAGAATTTAAATGAGTTTCATAATCTTTAATTTTATTAAATGCTAAATAGTGTTTAAATATAGTCATGAAATAATTTGTAACATTTCTAGGCAACATGTTATGATTTTTCATCTTAGTTTGATCAGCCCCATGATAAAATAATGAATGTTCATTCTCTATCTTACCTACCAACTGTTTATTAGCAGGTGCAAGGTTATGAAAGTTTTGTTCGTAGATCTGATTAATCGTAGTAAATATATCAAGAGG